TATCAAAGAATATGCTATGACATGGCTTATTTTGAATCGTTGGGATTGATTATGAAATGGGATTTAAACGGCTTTTTAAAAAGCGTTAAATCGCAGGATTTTTCGACCATTCGTTTAGGTATTCCAAACAAAGATTTTGAAATAACATTCGCCAAGTTGTCAAGTAACTGGCAGCAGGAAACAAAAGACAGAAGATACAAAGCCGTTCCGATTGATTTATACAATGACATCGAAACAAAAGCTAAGATTTCAAATTTCATTAATAATTCTTTATATGATGAATTTAGCAACTGGAATGGTACGCTTAAATATATTCGCAGATATAAGCCCGGCCAAGTGTATTATTCGCAACCAAAATATGCGTCTGCATTAAAATGGATTTATGCCGATGGACAGATTCAAAATTTCCATGCAAACAACATTGACAATTCGTTTGCGCCTGCATTTATAGTTTATGTGCCATACAAATTAACTGGCGTGGATGAGAATGGCAAGGACATGAAAGATTCTTTGAGGGACTATATTTCTGACAGATTAACTGGCGCAGATAATGGCGGTAAATTTGCAATTTTGGATGGCTCATCAAAAGAGGGGTCAATCCAAATCATTCCATTTAGCCAGAGTACGTCTCACGAAATGTACATTACGCTTTCAAATTTAATTAGAGACCACATTGCAACGGCATTTCAAGTTCCATCTATATTGGCAGGGATTCAAGTTGCAGGAAAATTAGGAACTGCAAAAGAAATTGCAGATTCATCAATTTATTACCAGAATGCAGTCATTAAACACGACCAAAATTTGTTAATGTACGAAATGAACGCACTGGCAAAATTGATGGATGGTTACGATGGCACCATTATAAAAGTAAGCAACTCAATTCCATTGGCTTTTGTTGCTGAGTCATTTGCAGGGGCATTTACAGAAGAGGAAATCAGAGACGCATTTGGTTACGGCGCTAAAGAAGTCAAACTGAATACTGCGGCAAACAATATCATTGATAATATTAACGCATTATCGCCATTGGTTGCAAATAAAGTATTGGAGTCAATGTCTGAGGCAGAGATAAGAAGTTTAGCGGGATTGATTGGTTCGAAGCCAACGTCTGCGCCAGTTGTTACACCTATTAACCCAGTAAAATAATGGCTTGTTGCAGTTGTCAATTCATAACACAAACAGATTTTTATGGCATCGTCCCACTTTCAAGAAACATTGAGAGCGAGGACATTGAAATTGCTATTAAGAATACACAAATAACATACATTAATCAATTGCTTTGTCAAGATTTATTCGATGAGTTATGCCAACAAATAACAGACGAAGATATAAGCATTGCAAATGAGGAATTATTGTGCTATTTAAAAAAGGTGCATGTTTGCTATGCGTTTGGAGACTTTTTGTTTTTCCATCCAGTGCAAGTGACAAAGGAAAGTGTTGTGCGAAAGGTTACAGATGAGAGCGAATTTGTTGACTTTGACACCAACGAAAAGCAAGCAAGTTACTGGAGACAGATTGCTAAAAATTATGCAAGGGAAATGTTCGAATGGCTAAAGCTAAACGAAAATTTGAATCCATTATACGACCAAGCATCGTGCAATAACTGCGATAATACTAAAAACTTAGAAAACTGGAGCATATCATAATGTTAACAATCTATCAAAATACAACGAGCGAAATAAGTATATCATTGCCAAGCGTACATGATTACTATTTATTTGTTTTTATTAAAGATGGTATAATTGAAAAAAGCATATACGAAACAATTCCATGCGATGACTTTTGTTTTGTTTTAATTGAAGACATTGAACTGGGTATTTGGGATATTAATATTTTTGGACAAGCGAGTCCAACAAATTTAGACCCTGCATTGGCGACGTTTCTTTATGACAATGACGTTGAAGTAAAGGTCAATTATAGTGATTATATAGTTACCCAAAAATGCGATTTTATTGTTACTGAGGGAAATGATTTTTTAATTACAGAGTGGTAGTCATTGACGCAAATATCGACACTAAAGTAACTCTATTTTTAGAGGAATCATTTAGCTTTTATCTATTCCAATTTACAAGGAATAATGGATGCGATGAGTTTATTGACGTATTCACTGCGGTCGAATGCGATTTTTATTCATTCATTGTGAATGTGGATTTGCCAACTGGGTTTTGGATTTTGAAAGTTTATGGACAAAGCGATTATTCGAACTTAAATCCCGCAAATGCAACTTTAGTATTTGAGGACATGGCCAGAATAATCAATTTAGCAGATGAGTGTTTATTATGAGAAATTGGTTAGTTAAAAGTTTAGACGCTATTATTATTTATTTAGTTACCTATTTTGCTCCGACATTCTCTGTCATGATGGGTATTAGCTTTCTGGTGCTAATTGATTTTATCACTGGCATGGTTGCCGCTCATAAAAGAGGCGAAGCGATTACAAGCCGTAAAATGAGGCCAACAATTACCAAAGGAATGGGATATATGTTTGCAATCTTAGCAGCACACATTTTTCAAAAGCATTTTTTGCCAACTATTGAGGTCATGAAGATTGTTTCTGGCTTAATTGCGTTTATCGAGTTAAAGTCTTTGGACGAAAACCTAAAGGACATGACTGGCAAAAGTCTATTCAAGCAATTTTTCAAAGAGGGTAAATAATGAATTTAGCAAAACTGAAAGGGCATGTCCCAGACTCGGTCATTGCTCAAATTCCATTCATTCAAAGTAATTACAAAGTAAATACATTATTAAGGCTTTCGCATTTTTTGGCTCAGTGTGGCCATGAGTCGGCCAATTTTAGAGCAGTCAAAGAAAATTTAAACTATTCGGCTGAGGGATTAAACAAAACATTTAAAAAATACTTTCCGACTTTAGAATCTGCCAAAGATTATGCAAGGCAACCAGAGCGAATTGCGTCAAAAGTTTACGCCAATAGAATGGGCAATGGAAATGAAGCGTCCAAAGATGGATTTAAATATTTAGGCAGAGGATTTATTCAGCTAACTGGCAAAGCTAATTATTTAGAGTTTGACAAAAGCGTTCCCGAAGATATAATCGCCAATCCAGAATTGGTCGCAACCAAATATCCATTGGCATCGGCAGCATGGTTTTGGGATAAAAATGGATTGAATGCAATAGCAGACAAAGGCGCAACCGATGCCGTTGTCAAATTAATCACTAAGCGTGTCAATGGCGGCACAATTGGTCTCGAAGATAGGATTCAGCATTTCAACGAATTCTATTCTTTACTGGGTTAATTTGTTATTGTTAAAATAATTCCTAATTTGCACAAAATTAGAACCTTAAAACTATGAAATACGAAAAATTAATCATTGCTAACCTCGATTTATTCGAGCAACTTGGCAGAAACAAAACTCATTTTGCGCAATTACTAAAGGAGAGTTACCCAAAGGAACTTGGCACAACTGGAATCGAGGGAATTCGAGCAGGCGTTAAAGCATTTTTTAGAGACAATCCATTGCCAAACATTGAGGAATCAATTGAAAAAATAAAAGACATTGGAGTTGTCATTCAAGAAGACCGAAAAAACAAAGCATTGACCGCTCAGTTAAATGACGTTAAAAAGAAAAACGAATACTTATTGAGTAAATTAGAGGCAACCGAGCAGGCCTATGACGACTTGTTAGCTATTAAAGAAAAGAGCGACACTCTGGAAATCAAATTTGAAAAGTCAAGCGGTCAAAAAAACATGGGAACGCCAATCATTTCATTGTCGGACTGGCATATTGAAGAGAACGTGAGACGTGGGCAAGTCAATGGATTCAATGAATACAATTTGAAGATTGCAGAGAAACGCTCGATTGCTATATTCCAGAACATTGTCAAGTTAATTGACAAAGAGAGCAAAGACGTTCACATTAAAGACGTTGTGGTTTGGTTGGGTGGCGACTTTATATCTGGTTACATTCATGACGAGTTGGTTGAGTCAAATAACCTATCGCCATTGCAGGCAATCCGAATGGCCAAGCAACTAATTATGAATGGATTTGAGTTTTTATTAAAAAATACCAAAGTAAATTTTATCATACCATGTTCGGTTGGTAATCATGGCAGGAATACAAAGAAAATGCACATTTCAACGAGTTCGGCAACGAATTACGAGTTCATGATGTATTCGGATTTAAAAGACTTATTCAGAAACGAAAAGCGAATGACATTTCACATGCCAGAGTCGGACGATTGCTATGTCAAAGTTTTGGGCAAAACGATTAGGTTCTTTCATGGCGAGGCGGTCAAATATGGGGGCGGCATTGGCGGATTAACGATTCCTTTGATTAAATATTTGTTAAGAAAAGATGAGCAAAGAAAAGCCGATTTCACTTGTTTAGGCCATTTCCATCAATTATTCTATCCGACAACAAGCTGCTGCGTCAATGGGTCATTAATTGGCTTGTCTCCTTATGGACACAAAGCGGGATTTAAACCAGAAAAGCCTGCGCAAGCGTTTACATTGTTAGACGAAAAAAGAGGAATTTCAGTTAAAATTCCGATATTTGCAGAATGAGCAAGAAACCAGAGAATCCAATTGAAGAGGAAATCGAAGACATGGCAGATGAGGACATCTATAAGGAATTATATTTCTTAAAAGAGTTTTTATGGGAGGTTGAAGAGAACACATTGCTATATTTCCCAAACAAAAAAGTTGAATGGCAAACAGAGTTAATTAAGT